CATTGCTTCTCCAGAGCCAATTCAGTGATGCCTGTGCCATCTGGCATCATCACGCGAATCGTATAATCAGTGTTTGTTCCATTTACAGGAACTGTGACTGTATCGCCTTCAGCTAGAGTCGATAAGTCAGCAGTAACACAAGTAAGGCGCGGCTGATCTACTGAGAATGCAACGAAACCTCCAGCATCCTCTAACGCATGTTGCGCGTCGAAGATCGCTGTGAACGATACAGTCCCGCCGCCGATAAGTGTGCCCGTGCAAGACACACCGAAGTCGGCAACGAAAATAGCGCGATCATCCGCTACCTCTACAGGCATTACTCAGCCTCTTCCTTAGTTTCTACTTTCGGCTTGCGAGTGCGTTTCTTGGGCTTCTCTTCTGCGCCCTCAACACCTACAGCTCGATTCTCAGTCTTAGACTCATCTACGGGTGTCACTCGACCAATACCCATAAGAGACCTTGATAATCTTTCGTCAAGCTCAACGACTTCTCCTACGCGGCAAGCCTTACCTGCAATGACACATGATTTAACTACTTCGTATTTCATACTTCCTCCTTAGAGAAAACCCGCCCCGAAGGGCGGGCTACTATCTTAGCCGTCGTTACCGAATGCGAAGCTAACTGCGTGGCGTACTGCCACGTCCATAGACTGAAGAGCAACAACGCGGACTGTGCCAGTTGTTGATGCAGTGTATGGATCTACTACGATGTCTAGTCCACCGAAGAAGCCAACAAGCAGATCTGAGAAGTTACCGAAGTAAAGGTTCCCAGAAGTAGCTTGGTTAGACACGATCGCACGGTAGCCATTGATTGTGCCACCAGGCTCAACCACGAACTGTGCAGTGCCAGTTGCTTTCTCAGTAGTCTTCAATGCACCGTGCATAGCCGCTGGCAGGATGTATGCCAAGTTGCCCATAAGTGCATTGTCTTCTGCAAGCGCAGTTTCGAGAGTAACAACTTCAGCGAAGGTAGGATTAGCCGCCGCAAAGTTAGTTACAGTGTTTACGCCAGAAGTGTTCAAGATACCAGTAGGCTGACCGCTTGAACCTGAGCCTTCGAGACCGGCCAAGTCAATCGACAGAGCGATTGCTTGAGCAAGATCATCACGGATCAGAGCTTCAACGTCCATGCTTGACTGAATCATGAGCTGACGAGTTACGTCGGTGAATGCACCCAATGTCTTAGGTGTCATCGAGACGTTACCGACAGTCATCTCTGACTCAGTTGATGCTCCACCCTCTGACGCAATCCATGCGGCAGAAGCAGAAGCAGTCTTCTTAGGGATCTTAACGTCGCCAGACAGACCGTTCAGAGTACGTGCGCCAGCTTGCATAACGCTAGATGCGTTACGAAGCACATCGATGAAATCAGTCGCGCGGTAATCTTCACCGAACAGATCTGCTTCATCTGATGAGTTAAGGTCACGCTTCCAAGTACGCATAACGTCTGTTGGGAGCATGATGCCTTGAGCGGCACGACCAAACTCGTTAGCGGCGGCTTCTGAGCACTCGAATTCAAAAGCGGCGGCTTGCTGAGCGCGTCGGTCAGTTGGGTTAGCTAAAGCGTGAATAGCGCGAACGAGAGAGAACTTCTTGAGTTCTTTTTCGCTCATGCCGATGTCCTGCGACTCAAGAGCACGCTCTGAACCGATGACATCCAACAATTCACCACGGAACTCAGCTACAGAACGACCTTCTGCGATTGCTCGCTTAGCCATGTCTGACTGATTGTGGCGTGCGCCAAGCTCAACAATTTGAGCGGCATCTTTTTGAGCGGCTTTACGGGCTTCTGCCTCGATTGCCGCAACGTCTACTTCATTTGTCATGGGGATTTCCTCCGTTCTGACAGTTACTGTTACGGGTTCGGGTGAAGCATCGCTTGATCGCCCAACACCAACGGAGACATCCGCTGGAATTGATACCAAACTTGCTTCTACGGGACGCCAAGACTTAGCCACGTAAGTGTCCTTATCCTTGCGCTCCATCTTGTTGATAGCGTATCCAATAGATACATTTGCGCGTATGCCATCAACAACATCGTCGAATGCCTCTCTAGCAAGTCCATTCTTTCCAAAACGGACCGTCGCACGGAGACGCCGTGCCGAGCTATCGAGATCGACAGATTCAATTACACCCACTTGCTTCTGTGGGTCATGGTCGAGCAACAACGGAGCGCGCCCTGACGCTAGGAAGCTCAGGTCGATTGCTTCTAATGAGTGCTCTAATACTTCAGTACCGAACGAACGATCGACAGGCTCTTCCGAACTAAGGGCCATCGATACACGACGCTCGTCTTCGTTGATTGGTGATGCGTCCATATACATGGATCGCTGGGAGTAATCTGGGTCAACCATAGATCTCTCCTCCTCTTCTTCTGTTACTGCCATTTCTGGCTCCTCAGACTTGCCAAACTCAATGATGTAAGAGTCTTCGGTCTCAGTCACATTCTTGATATGACGCTCTTCCTCTTCATGGCCCATACGATCATCGATCTTGGTCAATGCAGAGAAACGATGGCCGACCTTACGATCTGTAGGCTCACCATCGCGATAAAGTGTGATCAAAGCCGCTGGGTTATCCTCGGTTCCAGTGATCGTAAAATCAGAGTCAGGGACATCGAAGCTCCCATCAGTGATAATGCGATCAATCTTTCCTTCTGATCGACCGCCTGAGCTTTGCCAGCTCACCATATCGCCGACACTCAATTCGCCAGCTTCTGCCCTAGTTTCGATTTCCATCGCTTCACACCTCTCGTCTATTGCGTCGAGCGTTTTTACCTTTGCTTTTGAGAAAGAGAAACCTGCATCTCCTCCCCACAATGCCCAAGCTATGCGTCCCGCACTCGGCCATCCTTGCTCACCCTTACTAAATCCTTCTGCTTTCTTATCGACCTCATGTCGACTAAAGAATGAATACATCCGACGCACAGTGCTAGGAGAAAGCTCCCGCCCATTAATAATATCACGAGCGCGAGCAACACCGACCTCAGTACCGCCCCTACCGTATTCCTTGCGCCAATCAAGACCTCGTCGAGCTTCAGCAACCATCCCTTCAGTTGGTTTAAGATCAATGTCTTCACCCTTATATTTCGCCATCGTCACTCCCTGTGATGTCAGGCTCAATACCCATCTGTGTTGAACCGTAAGGCTCAAGCGCGTATTTAATACCGAACTGCTCCATTAGATTCTTATCTCGTTGAATCTCAGCCAAAAGCTCTTCAGTATCCTTTCCGTACTGGCTTGCAACATCCTGCAAACTCAATACACCATTTTTCATGCCAAGAACTGCCGCGTTCATCTCTTTCATCGGATCTACCCAATTCCAAGCTCGACCACGAAACTCTGATGCAGTAGAAAACTTGTCAAAAGTCGCTAGAGGCATGAAAAGAGTGTCGACTTCCATTGCGGCTTCAAGCCAAGCCTCGTAAACAGGCTGAACGAAATGATCAATCATGATCTGCTGAACATTACGGTAGAAATCACGCTCTTCTAATGCGCCCTGACGGATTGAGCTATAGGATGTCGCTTCCAGATCGTTAGCCAGTGACGTGTACGAAACACCCAATGCGGATGAAATGCCCTTCAATACAGACTTATGGAAGCTATCGAACTCACTCGTAGGATAGCCAACATCAAACGTCTTTAGGTCAACGCCCTGCGGGAGTTGGTGGAATGTACCAGGTTGAGCGTCAATGATGGGTACATTGCCATCCAAATCATCTGCTACAAAGCCATCACCGCTAGGTGACGTGAAGAAGCCCATCTTGGATGCGCCCATTCGAGCGGCTACGATAGATGCCTCACGCCAGCCATTCAATTGCTTAATGCTTGCCATCGCTGATGACATCCAAGGCTCGCCTCGAGTCTGTCCTGCGCGCAACGGCATAAAGACGTGGATCATTTTCTCTGCTGGTATACGGTTGTGCTTAGGCGACTTCACCATAGAAGCAAAATCATAATCCCCTGGGTGAGACGTAAGTACATGATATGCAACGGGTTTCTTGAATTTGTCGAGTTCGACGCCCATTCTGATCTCGCGACCGCCATCTAAGCGTTCGTTCTTCTTCTCATCGATCTGATCAGGCTCAAGGAACTCTAAAGCAAACGAGTCGTGAAATGCGTTGCCTCGATGCTTGATAATGAAGACTTCGCCGTCTCTCGCAAGACCTTCAACGACCATTTTCTGAACGTCGACCCATGACATCTTGCCGTCAGCAGTGCAGTTTCCTCGCTTCCCCCATACCTTGAACGCTGTTTCGATGCTTTGATTGCCATCCGTGTCCAGCGTGCCTCGAGGATCTAGTGCCTTAACCTGCAACTTAAAACCGTGCTGACCGACTACATTTGTCTTGAGTAGGTTGAAATATCGACGTGCATACTCATTGTTACGTGCCAAATCACGCGATCGAGCGCGCATTCTGGCGATAACTGGGTATAACTCACTGTCTGGAGACCGTTCTGACTCAATATAGTCAGCAAAAAGCCGACTTGGGCTTGCCGCATGATATGAGCGCTTGAAAACTTTCTTCTCTTCGGGCTTTTTGCCCTTAAATCTATCAAAAATGCCCATATCAGAACCTTACCTGTATGGTAGAGCCGTTTTTCTTGCCTCTTTTCACCTTTTCATGGTTTTCATGCTGAACAATCTCTCTTCGATAGTAATCGCGAGCCTCAACAAGCTCTGAAAACCCTAATTTTGTCAAAGATCGGCCCGCAATCGAGTAAGAAGCTACATCTGAGTCAGCTTTGCCCTGTAAAAGCGACTCAATTTTATCAACCATGATCTCCGCATGTATGCGCGGGTCAGCTTGGTTGTTATCCATGTCTGGAATCGCTTCAAAGTCACCAATATCGACGACAATGCGATTGCTTGAGCTAGTTTGAGTGACTTCTAACTGCCAGTGATACTTACCAGTCAGGAACGAAGCCGTTGTTGCACTATCTGCTTTGAATAAGTAGTAAGAATCGGTCGAATCTGCATGTTGCGGTATTTTTATCTCTGAACTACCGCCGCCAGTAATCCTTGCGACGTATTCTGCGGTATAACCCGAGCTAGTAGGATAGTCTGCCGCTACATCGGATCGCTTCCACTGAATAAAGTCGCCGACAACTATTTCAGCAGGTTCCCCTTCTGGTGCATTTGAAGCGTCGAATAAGTTTGCCATGCTTTATCATCGCCAAGAGTTCACGAAGTTCCCCCTGCGCGGAAGCCTTGGTACAAAAGGCTCTGGCTTCCTTTCAGTTGTCTCTTCCTGTTTTTTGGGTGCTTCAGACTCGCCAATCTTGGCCGCTAAAGCATTTACATTCACCCCGAGTATACTATAAGCGGCTATTGCGTACACCATACAATCGAGTGCTTCATTTCGCGCTCTCACTTTCTCAAAAACACGCTTCTTGAAGCCCCTATGGAAGCGCGTAACGGCTTTTTCCGCTGTAAGTTGCCTAAAATACTCATCGTTGAGCGTATCAGCGAAATGAACGTATCCTGCGCCCTGCTCTTTGATCTTTAGCCGCGAAAACATAAGATCCTTAACCGTATCAACGCCAATAGGGAATAAAGGGCACTTCACCGTGTTGTTTTTGCTCGGTTTACCCGCAATCGCCTTCCCATCACCGCCGACACCCTTAATCGCAAAGATTCGACGTCCCTGATTCTTCTTACAGAAGGTATAGACGCTGTTAGTGAAGTGACCGCCCGAGTCAATCGCCGC